TCGAGAAGGCTGGGCTGCTCGAAATCATCGAGATCGAATTCGACGGCAAGACTTATAATCAGGCGAAGCTGTTTCCGGACGCCAGCATGGCCGACATGGTGACGGCGCTGACCTCGTTCCCGAATGCTATCGAGTCCGCTGTGCTGACCGACAGCCAGGATATCCATCTCATTGGTTCACCCGCCAAAAAGATCCCGACGACGCAGCTGCGGAACAAGCTGGCGAAGCTGACCAAGCAGCAGCGTGCCGTGATCAAATCGGTGCAGAAGATCCCGTTCAACCTGAACATGCCGATGGTCACCATGATGGGTGCCCTCGGCAAGGATGCGATCATCGAGTTGTTCGGCCATGGCGACCTGTCGAAGCGTAAGCTCAACAAGAAGCACATGAGTTCGCTGAAGAGCGTCAACGACTCTCTTGCCAATGCCCTGCTGTCGGTGGGCGGGCTCATCTCGCAGGTCCAGGCTCAGGCCGAAATCGATGGCACGGCCGCCGACCGGGTGAATATTTTCTACGATTATGCGTTCACTCGGGTGAACCGCTTGCAGATGCTGGGCGCTTATAATCCTCAGTCGAACAAGCTGGTTCGTGAGATGGTGCTGCCTACCCGGTCGACGCTCGATCTCAGCAACGAGAACAGCGACGCCAGCGGATTATTCTGGCTGGGTGTCGCTCAGGCATGGGGCGTAAAGGTCCACAAGCAAGCCCGTGCAACGTCAGTGGCCAAGGCTCAGGCCATGGCTGCGACCGAATATGCCGGCACTCTCGAGATGGTGCGTGAGTGGCTCGGCGACGGCAACCTCGAGAATGCCAGCGAGCTTACCGCGGAGCAGATCGCGATCATCAAGAAGGAGCTGTCACCAAAGGGTGAGCCGATCGCTCCGGCCGCATTCCATGCAGTGATGGAGCTGGCTCGTCTTCAGAACGCAGCTCCCGCGGACCGTGCAGCTTTCGAAACGTCGCTGTACGTCGAAGCCGACGGCGTGACCGATGGTCCGATCAACGCCCTGGTCCATCTGGCTCGCGGTGCCTTCACCTCGGACTGGATCAAGAACGTCGCCAAGGGTGGATTGTTCTTCGGAACCAACGCGATGACGGTCAACGCCTGGCCCGACAAGGCGGATCTTTACGAGGTCACCAAAGACCGCCTCAGCAACATGCTGGCGGGGTTCAAGGAGACCGTGCGTCAGTCGGGGGATACGTCGCAGCTGTCGTCGATCAACAGCATGGAGCGCCTGATGCTTCGGCTGCTGCCGGGTATGTCGCTCGACGACGAAGGCAATATCAAGCTCGATCGCGGCATCACCAAGAACCCGCTGACGGTCACCATCTACGGTGCGGGCAAGTCGGGTGTGTCGAACAAGATCGCTGGTACGATGACCGATCAGCTTTACAAGATCATGTCGGCGATCGCTGATGGTCAGGGCGACTCGATATTCAAGGATACTGCTGATTATAAGCAGTTTATTGCTGACTTTAAGTCGCTGACCGGTCAGGATGTCTCGGCCGACTTCGAGAACGTGCGTATCAGCCGCGAGAGTTTCGCCAATCTCAGCGCCACGCTGGATGCGTTGTTCGTCACGCCGATGCAGGAAGCCATCGAGAGCACGATCGGTGAGACGCTCTCGGCCCGGACGGCTCTGCGTAAGGCGATCCAGGTCCAGTCGATCATCATGCAGGCGGCATTCCAGACCGAGATGGCCAAGGCGCTTGCCGTCAAGAAGGAGACCGCTGCCCAGACCGGCTGGCGCTCGGGTGATTTCCTGAGCCAGGATGATCTCGACGGGATCTATGAAAAGCTCATGGAAATGAATCCCGTGATCTCGACAGGCACCCAGAATATTTACATGGGTGGGTCCGAGCGGGTGACCAGCAAGAAGTCGCGGTTCAGCCGTTCGCTCAGCGATAAGCTGGAGCTGCCGGCGTTCGTTTATGGTCCCGAAGATGCAGGCGTGTCGGGTATTCCGGGTACGATTATCTCGGTCGGCGACGGTCAGATGGTGCAGAACATCATCACCGGCAAGAACGCTCCCAAGGCCGCGGTATACGTCTTCGACGGTGTTAACCTCGGGCTCTCGACGCTGGAAGCTGACAGCGAAGGCATCAACGGTGCGGTCCACAGCGGCTGGATGGAAAACCCGATCCAAGCCGTGGCAGCATCGTTCAATGCGTTCATGGATGCGGCCAACCTCGAAAGCGTTCCCGCCGACCAGATGAAGCTGCTGGTTCGGGCACTCAGCGAGCGTGGTGGTCCCAAGATCTCGTCAGCAGCTGACGTTGCTGCTGCGATCAAGCTGGTGCGTGCCGACCTGAACCAGATGAACCTGGAGATTCAGGCACGAAAGAACGTGCTCGCTCGAGTGGCAATGAGTGTCGATCACATGGCCAGCGCCGAGGCTTCGTTTGCAAGCCCCGGTGTTGACCTCGACGGCATGAGTTTCGAAGAGCAGGCGACTGTCCTCAACCGGATGTTTGCCGAGGAATATCTCCAGCTCACGCAGGGTCAGGTTCCGGTTATCGAGACCGAAGCCAAGCCGGCATCCACGGATATTGCCGCACAGGTCGACAGCATTGGCATCAAGAACGAAGCCACCGGTGTCCGGATCATCAGCAATAGCGATCTGCTGGGTATTGCCGGCGAGTTGAATATCCCGGGCAACCAAAAGAATATTCTGGGGCCGCTGCTGGCAGCATTGGTCGATCGGAATGTTTCGGTGATCCACGGCACCCGCGAGCAGATTGAAGCTTTTGCTTCGGCCCGCGGCGAGACGAATATCCGGAGCATCGACGCGATGACCAAGGGGTTCTTCTCGTCTGGATCCAACACGGTCTATCTGATTTCGCCGAGTTCGGAGACGCTGGTTCACGAGCTGATCCACGCCGCGACCTATAATCAGGTGGCGACCTATTTCAGCAACCCAAGCAAGCTGACGTCGGAGCAGACCGGAGCGGTCAAGCGCCTCGATGCGCTCTATACCGAGTGGGCCAACACCGAGGAGGGCAGTGCCGCTTTCCAGGACAATGTGGAAGGCAACAGCTGGGCGTCCTACGTCAGTGCTGTCAATGCTGCGGCCGCACAGGAGAACGCTGGTAATCGGGCCGGTGCGATCAGCGAGATGATGGCGTGGGTGCTAGCCAACCAGGGGCTGGCCCGTGCTGCCCGCCAGACGACCGTCAAGAGCAAGCTCGCACGGATCGTGGGCGATGCCCTCGAAAGTCTGAAGACGCTGCTGTGGGGTGCCAGGAAGGCTCCGTCGGTGGGTGAGGATTTCTACTCGAACCTGCGTTTCAACACCGAGGTGCTGCTTCGCACGAACCAGGGTATCAATTCGCGTGAGGCGATCCTGTTTCAGTCGGAAGCTTTCGGCACCGACGGACGTCTGACCGAGCTGATGATGGGCTTCCATGATCGGATCATGAAGTCGGCAGCCGTCCTGAATAGCCAGGCCGATCGTCTTGCAGCCCCACAAAAGCAGCTGCTGGCAGCGACCCAAGCCGAAGCGGTGAGCAACAGCTTTCAGGCTCATGGTTTTCCGATGACGCCGCAGCAGAAGGCCGCCTTCGAGACGATGCTGACCGCGTTCATGACCGAGACCGAGCTGGACCCGAATGCTCTGGTGCGGATCGAAGTGATGTACGAGCACGTCACGAACAATCTCAAGGCGAGCGACTTCCGGACCAATCCCGATGTCGTGGATCCCGCCGACGAGTTTCAGGCCAACGAAAAATATAACAGCCTGATGGGCAATTTCGTCACCGAGTTCGACGAGCAGGGGCGCTCGAGCTTGCTGCCGGCGTTCATGGCACTGGCGAATATCGACGACAATTTCCGGAATATTCTGTCGAATATGCCGCTGCCGAAAAGCGATCTCGTCACCGGTGACGCCGCCAAGACCTTTGATGGGCGTCTGACCAACATGGCCAGTGCGACGATCGATAATCTGACCAGGCTCCTGTCGTCGGAAGGCAAGCAGGATAATGTCGCCGGGGCGATCAACCGTCTGACGGATCAGATCGGCCGCATCGGTGAGTGGCGCCAGTCATATGTCGACCGTGCCGAGGAAATCATGCGTCCAACCGGGCGCCTGGTCGATATGATTGATGACGCCCTCACCAACGGTATGCAGACCGGCAGCCGCAAGATTATTGACACGGCGAAAAATCTGAAAGCCAAGACCAATAATAAGTATGCGAAAATGGGTCTGGATTTCGTTCAAGTCACCGCGTCGATGGTGAATAACGACGATGCCGGTGTCGCAGCCAAAGGTGTCATCAAGGCGATCGAGAATATCGACGGCTGGAAATCTTTCCGTGAGCTGGTCGCCGAAATTATCGGTCGGACCGACGCCAACGCCAGCGTTTACGACATGATCAAAGAGGTGCGGTCGTCGATCAAGGCGCTGCGTCAGCAGTTCCGCGAGAAGCTGCCCAAGATCATTGCCGAGAAGTTCACCCGGAAGCTGACCGACGACGAGTGGACCCACCTGTTCAAGGGGTTGGGCCAGACCGACCTGGCGGTATTGCTCAATGGCTTCACCATGGATCAAGTCACGGAGATGCTGACCAAGCCGAACGCCGTGCTAGCCAACGTCCGGGCGATCGAGGCTCGCCTCAAGAAAGCCTATGGCTCGGACTGGGCGACTGTCGAGCGCAAGGGGCGTGAGCTCGCCGAGTTCATGAACACGAAGAAGGTCCCGGAGAACCTGCTTCGCAACGCCTGGGTGATCGCTAACCGTCGGGGCGAAATCCGTCAGGGACTGTCGAAGCTGGTGGTTACCGACGCCATGGTTTCGGACATCGATCAGTTGGTGTCGCTGTACGCGCTCCAGACGCTGGGTGCCGATACGACTGCGGCTCTGAGCGATCTTGCCACCACCCAGAAGGCCGGCTTGAGCTTCGCCCTGTCATATCTGGTTGGCCAGCGTGCCGACGAGCAAAGCAAGGCTGCCTCGGGGAAGGCACGGGATAATCATTATAAGGGATTTATTCCGTCGCCACCGAACAGCAGCCGGACTTTGGTAATTGCTACTGACGCCCCTGCTTACACAAAGGGTGGTGTATTGATAAGTGAGCAACATGGGGACAATTTAATTCAACGAGGCTTTGTCCGAGTTGCTGACTACGAGACTTCGGTGAACGAGCGTTTTGCCGACAAGCGAGGATATTACTACGCACCCCTAGCTACGAAATCGGCGTTCCACGAGGGCGTTATGCAGACGGTTCGAAATACCGCATCGGGTGTCGATCCTGTGACAGGTTTTTCGATAGATTATATGACGGCCGGCCGCATCGAGAACGAAGCCAGCGTCAAGCGGATTATTGCACTGCGGTCCAAGGGTATGACCGGAGGCCAGCCGTTGATGCCGATCTACGACGGCGACACCATCGTGGCGTTCGAACGCAGTGTGGATCCCATGCAGGAGCTGCGCCTCGAGCGGAACACCAACCTGTCGACGGTGCTCGGTATCTGGCGTGGACGTCAGGTCGAGGAGAGCATGGCTGTCGAGGTCAATCGCATGCTGCTTGCCAATCTTCACGACGCCTGGGTTGCTGCTCAGAACGACGGTGACACCGGCGCCTTCATCAACGTGATGGACGCCGATACACTGAAGGCAGACCCGGTGCTGGCCGATGCCATGAAGCTGATGCCGACGGATATGCGTGACGAAGCGCGTGAATTGTTTGGTGACGGGCTCTGGGTTCGCAAGAGCATGGTGAACAACACCGTCGGCTATCGTGCAGCGTCGCTGGGCGATGCCTGGACTGGAACCACGCGCTGGGATGAAAGCACCCAAAAAGCCACCCGGGCTGTGCTGACCAAGGTCTTCGGGCTCGATGCCTATAAGCACCTGGTTCGGGCCGAGCGGATGGTGATGAACGTGGTTTCGGACGCCAAGGTCACGATCGTCGTGAAGTCCGTCATCGTGCCGATGGCAAACCTCGTTTCGAATATCGGGCAGTTGATGGTTCGTGGTGTGCCGATTGCACATATTCTCGGTAATATCCCCAAGAAGACCGCGGAGATCGATTTCTACGTCAAGGGCCGCATCAAGAAGATTGCCCTCGAGGCGGAAGTCCGTGCAGCGGCCGGGGATGTTGTGGTGATCCGCAAGCTCAGCGCCAAGATCCAGGTGATCGACGACAGCTTCAAGCGCCTCAGCATCATGCCTTTGCTGGTAGCCGGTGAGTTTGCGGCAATCTCGGATGTCGGTATCGGTCAGGAGGAGATCAATCTCGTTGAGGGCCGGCTGATGGATTACGTCGAGAAGCTGGTCTCGAAGCTGCCACCGGAGGTCAAGACGCTCGGTCGCTATGCGATCGTCGGCAAGGACACCGCGTTGTTCCAGGGTCTCCAGCGAGCCATGGAATACGGTGATTTCCTGGGCAAGGCTATCTTGTACGACGATCTCACCAAGCGTCAGGGCAAGAGCTCGGCTGAGGCGTTGGCTGCAATCACCGAGGAATTCGTCAACTACGATTATCTGCCCGGCCGAACCCGCACCTATGCCGATAATATCGGGCTGATGTGGTTCTGGACGTTCAAGCTGCGCTCAGCAAAAGTGGCGATGTCGATGATCCGGAATAACCCGTTCCGGTCATTGTTGATGGGGTTTGTGCCCACGCCTGATTTGCTGGGAACCATCGGTAATCCGATCAGCGACAACTTCGTGACGATCGGGCTCGACGGTGCAGCGGACAGCTCGCTGGGTTGGGGTATGGGTTTCAACGCCCACAATCTCAATCCATGGGTCAATCTAGCGACGTGAGTGTGGAATAAATAAAAAGACGCCCCGGGGACACAACTACCCGGGGCGTCTCATTTACCGCCTGATGATGGCTCGGCTTTCGTCGGGATATGACGTTAGCCGTGCCTTTCAAGGCGGCTTTTTTGGTTTTACTGGCGGAGGGTCAGGCCCGGATCTGATCAGTGCGCGCATCAGGAAGAATATTACCGCACCGGCTGCCACGTATGGTGCCAACAAAGTAATTCCCGCCGTAATAATCATCACGGCGGGAATGCACAGGATCAGTAGGACAATTATTTTGCCCGGTCGCATCAGCTACGGCTGGAGTTGATAGCCTTCAGATTGGCGAACAGCGACTTCGAAACCTTGGGGGGTTCGTCGTTGATGATCGCGTCCGCCTCGGCAGTCAGCGCGGTTGCTGCTTCGAGGTTGGCATCCGGCTCCAACTCCGACACATGCAGCGGTGCTGCTTCGACTGCCGGCTGACGTTGGACCGAAGCGAACAGGCTCCGCTTGATCGGAACCACCGTGGTCGCGGCGACCTCGGCGGTCACCGTCTGCGTCTGCGTCACAGCTTCCTCAACACGCTCTTCGCCGGTCGAGATCGCCATCGTTTCGCCCGGTTCGGCGACAGTCTCGACAGCAGGCTCAGGAGCGTCTTCAACCTTCGGGGCGCCCGTCGGGTTCAACAGCCGTGCAAACGGGCTGACGCGAGCCACAGGGCCGGCCTCGGTCACAGTCTCGGTCACACTGTCAATGACAACCGTGCTGCCTTCCATGTGAGCCTCGGTGGTGACCGAGACGTCGCTGCTGTTTGCAGGATCAACGCCGTCGACGGCAGCTTCGTTCACCTTGGGCTTGTTGCGTGAGCCGGGGGGACGACCACGGCCGCGGACGATTCCTTCCTGACGCTGGGCCTCGGCGGCGATAGCCTGATCGCTGGCCGAGATCTCAGCGCCACCAACAGTATGGCTTTCTGCGGTAGTAGCCGAAGTGCTGAACGGAGCCACGATCATGCTTGCCGACGGACGGCTGATGACGGTACGCCCGGGGAGACCCACGTTGATTGTGGGACGTACATCGAGAATATCAATTTCGACAGTCGCCTGGAGATTATCGATCGGATAATCGAGGCTGTCATCGTCGAACTTGATGTCGAACGTGGAACCAGAGCTGATGAGTGTATGGCCGAGGATCTGATCGCGGATTGCCCGACTGATTTCGTTGGCGGTGAAAATGACACGCACTGTGGGTTCCTTGCTTGAAACGGGGTTGATGAGGGGAGGGGCGAAAAAATATTAGCTCAAGGCTTCGATTATTACATCCACCCGAGGATTTATTCGGTCTATTTCACCGAAACCATAGGCTGTGGCAACCAAAAACTTATAATTATCATCGGGGAGCTTTCCCGCGGAAACTAGGACATCGGAAAAAAACTTGTCGACGATCGAGCAGACGTTTGCCACGTCGCATTCGGCCGCCGTGCCAGGATACAGGATGTAGCTGATCCGGGCCTTGGTGATGTACGGGATACCGATCAGCAGAGGATGCACGATAGCTGCGAACTTGATCTTGGCCTTGGCCAGGGTCTGGTGATGGGTGTTTCGGTATTGGTTCAGGTTGAGGCTCCAGCGTTTATGCTTGCTCACCTGGACCGTAATCGGGACGCTAACTTCCCACACAATAATGGCCCTCAACGTTTGATTTGATCGCGGCTGAGGGCCATCCATTGCAGGTTATCTTTGGGGAAGCAATTACTTCGCGCCAAAGAGGCTCTTACGAGCGGGAGCACCGGCGCCGGCACCTGCCTGCGGCGGACCAGCGTTCGAGCCACCTGGACGGCCAGCGACGCCGCCCGACCGGGTGTTGTCGTTCTTCGACGACTTGTCGTTGACCTTGCCCTTGTTGCGCTCGATCCAGGCGTCGTGGAACGCCGAGGTCTTCTCGCCGTTCATCGCCTCGGAGACCGTCAACTTCGAGTCGGTGTCGAACACCTTATCGATGTTGTTGACCTCCTTGGTGTCGCCGGTCGGCTGGTACTCGCCGTTGCCGTCCTTCTTGGTCTTGTCCTCGATGGTCTTCTTGATGGCCAGCGTGATCGACTGACCGAGGATCTCGACGGCCATCGGGACCGACTTCGGCATTTCCTTGCCGGCGTCGTGATCATAGACGTTGATCACCTTGTCTTCGAACTGGAGCTCCTCGAGCGGCTTGCCGAGGGTGCAGAGCACGATGTCGTTGATCGTCTTAAAACCCGGAAGCATATGCTTCTTGGTCTTGTCGGTCTTGTCGAGGTAGAAATTCTCGCCTGCCCGGTTGGTGATGTAAACGGTTTCGGAGAATTCCTTACCGCCGTCGAGACCGACCACCACCGTCAGGCTCGAAGCACCACCGCTGGACTTGCCAGCATAGAACGCCTTCAGCGGGCCGGTATAGACGTTGGCTTCGATCGCACCGAAGCCGCCGAGCCGATCGCCACCGTCTTCGATGCCGTCGGTTTTCATGTTTGCGAAAAGAGTCGCCATGTGATTTTCTTTCTTTTTTTCTCGTAGTTTGGTTATTCTGCGGGGCTGAGCTTGTAAGGCTCGGCCGCAGACGCCCTCAAAACTTGCGCCGGTTTTATCCGTAGAAGGCCTTGAGGTGGTCCAGCAGCAGCTGGGCATCGTTATCCATGAAGGTTTGCTCCCGAGAAAAGAGTCCCATGGGGGAACGAATTCGTTCTCCGGTCGTGGTCTTGGTCGGCCGGGTCTGGAAGACGTGCTTGTAGCCAAGCATTTCGTCGTCTTCGGTGATGATGAGCATCGGGTTGGCGTAAGGAGCCAGATCCTTCAGCGTGAGCTTCTTGGTGGCGACGACGGTCGAGAAATATGCCTCGACACCGTTGTTCTTCAGTGAGCCCTTGATGGGCACCGCGGTTTCCATCTCCATGGCCTGCTCGTTGAGCTTGTCGAGCGTATGGGCCGTGATGATGACCGGATGCTGGTAGGCCGGCACCTTGGCTTGCATAAGCGTCTTGAAGAATTGGGCAAAGTCGCCCCAGGCTTTCTGGCCGTCCTTGGCGCCGGTGACGTAGATGCTTTCAAACATATCCATCAGGAATGTCAGGCTGTCGACGATCAGGCCTTCCGAGTTCTGGGCGGGATCCATGAAATGATCGAACGCCTCCCAGACTTCGTAGGGATCGGTGATCCGGAACGACTGGAATTTATTCTGGAACGGGGCACGCTTGCCGGCTTCGGTGATCAGGTAGCCCCAGTTGGCCTGGTTGCGGATATTGCGGAGGGCAGCGGATTTGCCGGTGCCGGATTTACCGGAAATCAGCACGAGCTGATTGTTGGTCTCGGGGGTGTCGCTCATGATGTCTCCTGGTGGGATGAGAGTTTGGAACCAAAGAAAGGAATCCTGGTCCGACTCGAGATCCACACCCTGCCACCCTACCGGGAGACACACAACTCAAGATGAGTTAGCGGAGCATATTTATTTTATGCCCCGATCAAGGTTCGAACCGCTTGGCCACGGTCTGCATGATCGTGGTCGAAATCTCCCGATCGGTGAGGGGGTTCGACAGCTTGGCATTGAAGCCACGCACCGATTTTTCGACTTCCAGCAGAGTAACTCCGCTGTCGACGATCGCCAGTGCGAACTTGATCATGTGGTTGTTGCGGTTGCCGGTGGCGATGCGCTGGGCAAACCACCGCTCCATATTGTCGAGCGACTCCAGGGCCTGGTGCTGGCTCCGGTATTCCTCGTTGCGCTTGGTCTTCGGGATGAACGGCCGGATGTCGATCATCTCGCCGTCGAGGTTATAGACGTACTCGCCGTTCTCGTAGGCTTCCCACTTCTTGGATCGCTGGTTCGAAGCTTCGTCGACCTTGAAGGGCAGCCACGCCATGAAACAGTTCATGAATTCCTTATATTCTTCGGAATCCAGCTCCAGATAATAGTTCATCGGGAGCACGAGACGGAACCGGTGCTCCGCCTCGGTGTGCCGTTTCGTGGTGTACGTCAGGAATTTATATTCCTTCAGTAGTTCGTGGACCGTGGTAATCGGCACGCCGCCATCGACGTCGATGACGATCAGATTGAAGCCGGCCAGGACGTTCTCTTCGGCCCGGTGACCCATCTTGAGGTGATGGTTCGTCCAGTGCATTTCCGGGGCTTGTGTGAGCAGGTGAATCTGGTCGAAAGGCACCTCCTCGTTGAGGTAGTTGTAGGCCCAGTGCTCGCTGTAGGAGAGCCGGATCTTTTCGAGGTTGGTCTCCGCCAGCGTCTCACCCTTGAACAGCTCGATGCCGTCAGCGAAAGTCTTTTTGATGATGATGTTGTTCTTGTACCCGTGGGCGATCGCCAGGTTCATCATCTCGTTGCGGGCACCCTGGCCGGCCTTGTAGAAGGGCAGGGCTTCGTGAAGATCAGCGTGGGTGACTTCCTCACCGACGTTGGCAATGTATTTGGCCAGCTTCACATAGGCCTTCTCGCGGCTCAGGATGACCCTGAAGGCTTCGCCCGACTCCTCGATCAGCTTGATCGCCGACAGCAGGTGACCCATCTCGAGCTCGTTGCTCTCGTCGACGAAGGCATAGGCGCCGGCCAGCTTAAGCGCCTTGAAATAACGGTGGCTGAGTTCGGCCTTGCGGATCTCTTCGTGCTCGGGAAGTGCCTCAGCCAAACGCTCGCAGTCGTGCTTATATTCGAGCAACTCCACCGCCACGTCGTCTTCGACGATTATCTTCCAGTCGTACATCGCCGGGTCGGCGAGCTTGTGGAAGTGCGTCGCCCATTTGTTGATGGTGGCGACGTTGGTTGGCTGGGTCAGCTTGGTGAATACCTCGAGCGCGGTCATCGTCTCGTAGGCCTTGCGATGCACATGGCCGAACCCGAAGATGCAGCGTCGAGCGTAGCCGACGTCGAGGAAGGAGTAGAATTCGCTCTCGGTCGGGCCGCCGTCGAACAGCTTGGACGGCGTACCGAACAGCAGCATGTTGGCTGGCGTCTTGCCGTCCAGTTCCTCGCCGCGGATATTGTCGGCAGTGTTTTTGGTCAGCTTCTGCTTGACGATACCCTGGTCGTAAAGCTCGAGGAACAGCGTCAGGACTTCGAGATTGCCGAGCAGGTTGGATCCGATCTCGTCGACCTGGAAATTCAGCGCCCCGGAGTTCGCCAGCAGCAGCTTCTGCCGCATATCCTTGACGGCCGGCGACGTGCCGCTGTCGAACGTGAACAGGAACGGCCCCTTGCGGTGGAACTCGGCGACAGCCTTGTCATATTCCTCCTGGGCGTCCTTGCCCGACCGAGCTGCCCGGTCGTTGGCGATGTGCCAGAGGTTGGTCTCGGCGATGACCGGGAACGTGTCTTCCATGAAACGACGCTTGAAGCCTTTCATGAATTCGGTCTCGACGATGCCGACCGAGTGACCCTTACCGAAGCCCGACGTGGCCAGCGCCAGGGCATAGATGTTTACCGGGATCTCGCCGCGGTCTCTGGTGACGATCGTCGCCCGCATTGACGACGCCATCTTGCCCAGGAAGTAAGCGATCTCGGCGCTGAAGAAGCTTCGATCATTATTTTGCGTCTTGGCGCAGAGGACATCGACCATCTCGGTAAGCACCGGATGATGGGCAATATTAGTTAAGTCCAACATTTTCTGACCCCGTAAATAAACTGATTAAAAGACTGTCGAGAGCACGTCGGTGACGTCGACAGGACCACCTTCGGAAAGGTACTGGTCTTTTTGTTTGCAGACATCGAAGGCGGCACAATATGGGCAGGCTTTGACTTCGCCTGGCTTGATGATGATCGCGCCCTTGCCGCCTTTTTCAGCCATGAATTTGCGCGCTTCAACCGGATCGGTGAAGTTTCGCGTCGAGCGGCTGCCAGGAATATTGGCTTTCGCTGGATCCGAATAATATTTGTAGCTTGGATCAGAGCGCCACAGCTCTTCGTCGTTGCACTCGGGCATAACGGACTCGGGGCTGTCCGTATGACGAATGACCGCGGTGAGCTTTTCCCGAACAAAGCGTTCGGTGTCAGCCAACGATAGCAGTTTGAGCTCTTTTTTCTCGACGCGCTGCTGGGGATATTTGGGATTGGATCGCGCCTGCGCCTTGGCCCAGTCGGTGAAGACGTAGTTGATCTGGCCGTAGTCTTCCTTGATGCGGCGGAGATCGCGGCCGGCGTCGAGCCAACGGTACAGGCTGAGCTGCAACCGGTGATCGTCGTCGCGTGTGCCGAAGAGCCAGCTGTAAGCCGAGCTGGTCTTGTTGTCGTTGACGATGCCGTCGAACACGGCGTCGAATTTGCCGCCGATGGTGTAGGAGACGCCGCCGATCTCGATGGTGCGAAAGCACCGCTGCTCGAGATAGATAGGGATGATGTCGTTGCTTGCTCGCACCGTCTCGTCGGTCGGGTTGATGGCGATGCGGTCGATGGCGTCCTGGGGGTAACCCAACAGCCTCATCGACTTGGCATAACCGATCGTCCAGGCCTTCTCGATCGAGTCATGGATCGACTGACCGAGCTTCCGGGCGATAAAGCCTTCGACATCATCGGTACGGTTCTGGGGCGGTATCCGCTTTGGCAGGACAATTTGCTTCAACGGCTTCATCAGCGTCGTCACCGAAATATAATTCGGCGTGCTGATGTAGTCGTACTCGTCATGGAGAAGCCAAACGGCGAGCGGCAGACTGATGCCGGTATTATTGGTGACCTTCATAACATTCTCCATGACAACAGACACGAAAAAACCCCTGGAATATTATCCCAGGGGTTATCTTCGTACTGATCGTTAGTTAGTTGATGGCGGCTGACTCACCCATCAGGGCCGAATATGCTGCCATATCGACGAAATCGTCTTCCTTGAACTTGCCGCGTTGGCCGCGGACCATTTTCAGGATGACCATGAAAGCCCAGCCTTCGGTCTCGGTCAGCTTGTGCCCGGAGAAAGCGTTGAAGGTTTTCACGATGGCACCCATCGCGCGTTCCTGGACAACATCACGATCGGCGGCACGCTGGCCGAGC